GCTATCTCTTTTGGGGTGGCATATCTGCCACCCCTTCTACCTTGTTTTTTGACCCCGTATCTACGTATTAACGCCTTTCTTACTTTAGGATCAACTTCTTTTACTACTACCTTCTTACGTGGTTTGGCAGTCTTTTTTACTACTGCTTTAGCCATTATTTACTTCCTTTCTTTATAATGCGCCTAATGCGGGATAATCAGCATTAGCTAAGTCGCTTGCGGAGATTTTATTTCCACCGCATAAAAATTCATCAGCTACGATCGCTCCTGCTCCGCCTACTCCCTTTGCCTGTAGTGTTACACAAGTGTTATTCATAATAGCGGCTATTGAAGCCTCATCATTAATACACTCGGTTGCGGTATGGATCTTATTATCAGCAATCAGAACCTTATTTGGAGAGCAAGTTGTTGCAGCATCAAAATCAATGCCCTGATTATCGCCCTCAATATAGTTTCCTACAATTTCCAAACCCTGTGCGTTTCCAGCTCCAAGTTCAATAACTGCATCGGTAAAATCACCAACAAAATGGCAGTTATAAATCTTTAGGAACCAAACTGCTGTAGCCATAATAGCTCCAGTACAGGTTGGGGTTGCATCAAAGTAGCAGTTATGGAACTCAATACCACGTTGTGAGGAATCGAGAGTAAAAATATCTCCCGATGCTGCGTTGAAGTGAAAATTGAAGAATCTCACGCCAATGCCAGTTGCACTGATCGGAACGTGGTTTCCAGTCAGTCCTGGGCGTGGGAATTGGTTGTAACTTCCTACGCCAATGATGTCTGTTTTCTGTGCTAATAGCACTAGATTTTCTACGAAGGCATCACCTTTGCAATAGACTTTATTTCGTGCTGCCCAGCCTGCCGCTCCTGAAGCAATATTCGCATGTGAAGCAGCAAGCCCAACAGCCATAGTCTTAAAGGCTGCATCCCAGCTTAAACCGTCATTGGTATCAAGTCCTGCATTTCCATCCACGAAATACTCTACTCCTCCGCCTTGGCCTCCAGGATATATTACTAGGTTTCCTGCTAACCATTTTGAGTATAATCTCATATCAAAACTCCTTTATAGTTTGGGGGTATTTCTACCCCCGTTTTATTAGTCAGCAATAAACGTGCCGATTCCATCTCCTGCATAACGCGGAAGAATTTGGTAGGTTACTGCTACAATATTTGACGCACTTGATGCTCCTACGGCCGCAGCTATGCAGTCGAACCCAGGAAGGATTGAAGGATCAATAACGAATACAACCAGCTTATTAGCTACTCCAACATCAAGCGTATAGCTTGCAGCGTCGGTTGCCCTGGTGAATACATCAGTCGTACAATCCAGGTTATAAAAAATAGGGAAGGTTGCCGTTACAGCCACTTCTCCGGTTGCAGCAACATCAGTTGCTTTTGTTAGACTAAGCACAGCCTGATCAGCCGCGCCTTGTGTCATGTGAAATATAACTAGAACCTTATGCGCGAATTTCATACTGATGTAATCACCAGCCAAAGCCCCCGCATTAGTCTGTGGCTCTAGTGCTTGTACTAATCCCACTTCTTGAGGGATCATAAAATTTTTACTCATATTATCTCCTTAATCAATAATCACCGATGGAGGCGTGCCTTGTTTATAACGATTGTCAAGAATGTATTGGCACCCAACGATGTTCAAAATATTTGAGGCTCCAGCATAACCTTTTACGCAGTCAAAACCACTTGATAGTTGAGAAGCATCAAACTGAAATACTACCATTTTTACTTTCAATGCAACATCTAGCTCATAAGTTGCAGCATCCGTTGCTCTTGTAAAAATGTCAGTATCGCAATCTAAGTTATACCAAATATGGCTTTTCGCTGTAATTACTGCAGCTGAAGCTCCAGCAACAGTTGTTGCTTCGTATAAAGCTAGTGTGGACTGTCCGGCGTGTCCTTGCGCCATGTGGAATACAACCCATATCTTATGAGCTGTTTTCATACTAACCCAATCTCCGGCAATAGCCGCAGTATTTACTTGTGGCTTAAAACCATTGATTAATAATCCGCCTTGCGGAATTTGTAGGTTGCTCATAATTTATCCTTATCTACTCTCAATGCCGATGAATGGGCTGAGGGTTACTGCACTATTTTGTGGGGTTAATACTCCAGGCCATGAAGGCTGTCCGTCTGTTCGATAAACGAACCGGAAGCATGTTTCGTCAGTTACAAACTGCACATGAATGGAGCTTGCTTGCTGCATACCACCTTTGTCAATCATCCAATACTGTGAGAGGTCTGCGAAGATAATATCTCCGACTGTTCCTACAGTCTGGCAATGCTCAACAGGAATTACAGGGCGTCCGTATAAAGTTCCATAAGGAGCTCCAGATAACCCGCCAGCTGGCAAATAAACCGGTACGCCAGTTGCTCCAACAGCTACGTACATGCTGTGAAGTTGAGGCTCACAATCCTGGTTGATCAGCCATACGCCATTCTTGCGAAGTGGTGCATACATTCTGCTCCACATATTGACAATATTTTCGCTAACAATAGTATCTGCTGGCTGTCCTGCTTCTTCAGCAATCGCAATGAATGCTGGTGCATTGACAATGCCCAAAGGCTGTCCTGCTCCCGTTCCATTGATGATCGCTGCTTCTAGCTGGTATGTAAATTCCATTGAAAACGCCCAGCTAATAATTGATTCTAATGCAACTGCATCTTGAAGTAGCTCATCAGTAGCATAGCAAAGTCCAATCAATTTATGCAGCTCAAGTAAGATCTGTCCGAAGGTAGGATTACTTGCAACCTTAGTTGCGCCTTCTGCTTTCCAATAAGCGAGTACCCCACCCCAACGAGAGCCATCTGCTCGGCTGCCTTCATCAAGATAGTTTGCCCGCAAGCTGTTAGAATTTGCCGAAATTGGCATTCTCTTTACACGACTTAAAATTTCACCTTCTGCAAATACGAGTTTTAGAAGTTCAGATGCAAAATCTTCCTGCACTAAGAACCCACCGTCAGCCGGTACGCCTTCGCTCATTCCTGTTTGCTTCATTTCCATCAAGCGTGGGTCTGTATAACCGCGGCCGGATTTAGCAACACTGAATAACTGTTCTCCTAAACTCTTGAATCCCATTGATCCTTGCGATGGAGGAGCATCTGCAGCCATTCCTGGTACTGCTGCTTTTGATCCTAGTCCTGTACTGAGAAATGCGGATTGTTCATCTAATTGCATAGCAACTTTCAATTTTTCCGTTAAGTCGCTTGCTTCTGCAACAAGCGCTTTAATTTCGCCTGCAACTTCTGTTGGCATTTCATCTTCTTTGCCTTCCCATTCATCAGCAAGCAGGCTGGCTTTGCCAACCACTGCTTGTAGAAGTTCTCTGATCTTTTCTACGTTCATTTTATTTTCCTTTATAATGTATTAATTTGATTCTTAATAAGCTCTAATTTCTGTAGCGCGATAAAAGTAAGTGCGGGATTGGCCTTATCAGCTTCCCACGGCTTGGCTGTTGATAGCAACTCTTTAAGATTAGTTAATAATGATCCGATCTCGCCTGCCCTTGAATTGAAGTATCCAACTAAACCGCTTGCAATTTCTTCTTCTGTTAATGCAAGTGTTTTGCTAATGGCTTCAATAAAATTAAAATCTGGAGGTGCTTTATCGAATTGTTTATAATGTTCTGCCAGGTGCAAATAACATCCCTTTCGATCTACCTCTGGAATATCATTACCTGGTTTCATTAGTTCTGACATGGCAATAGCCACGCCCTTCCATACCGCTGGACCTACTCCGCCATCAATGATTCTATGGTGTAATAATTTCATTTCGTGGCCAGCATAAGCGAAATGATTTTCTATTCTGCTCTTTTCTGCATCCGATAAATTATCTAAATCGTTAGCAAATTCATCAAGTACAATAGCTTCCCACTCTCCGTCATCTATGCCAGTGTCCTTATATTGAACGGCTGACTTAGAAGCAACAGTAGCAGGATTCATACCCCAATTCACGTCTGAAGTGTCCCATAACCTCAGTTCACGCAAATTTCTTACTAGTTGGCCTTTTCCCTTATCGACTTCCTCAAAGTCGTATTTTATAGGATCGAAGCCAAATGACATTTCCATAATTGCACCTTTTAGGATGCCCTGCAGCACTTCTTCTCCGCGTGGAGTATCTAAGTATTCCCGTTCTACCAATAAACCGCCAGTAGCTTCAGGATATTTTTCTTTTATAATATCCGGTAGTTTTGCTCTTGATACTTCTTCCAGGTTATTAATAACCGCGATAGGAGGGTCGCTGAATTTGTGCTGCCATAAATGACGAATGTGATTCATACCCTCTTTGATGGTTTTCTTAAACGCACCCTTCTGAATCCGATCTGCGCCCAGATCAATGTTGCCAAAGACAGATGCAAACCCAGCGACCCTTCTACCCTCTACCTCTTTTGTACTGACTATTGACTTATATTCCATAATATCTCCTTAGTCTTTCAAACTTATTGTTATATCTAACCCAGCACCATTAGTTCCGTCTGTGCTATTCTGAAGTCTTACTATCAGCCCGCAGTTCGGATTCATTCCGCGCGGTTTCGGGAAGTTAAATGTACTAAAGTCTTTTGCACTACCAGCAGAATAATAAAATTCGCTTGCGTGATATTGCTCTTCATCTCTCCAACACAGATAAGCGTATAAAGTACCAGCGCCAACATTGGTTGAATGATTCCATCTAATACCTGTATTCGGTGCGCCAAATTGTGAGGTTTCCCTTTCAATGGTTACAACTGCCCCGGTAACGTCTGTTATTCTGACAATCTCACCATCAGACTTATAAGCTGAAGAAGTAATCCATATCAAATCGCCTACTTCAAAATCAGAAGCATCGTCAAACGTTAGAACAGTTGCGCCTTCGTCCCAGGCATTACCAGCAGCGACATCTATCACCGCTTGAATTGTTTTCTTTGCAGCTTCAGGAGAAAGACCGCTCCCAGTATTGTCTGCTCTAGCAGCATCCACATAATAGACAGTTCCCGTAAATAGCTTGGCGTGAGGATTTA